TAAATATGATGATACGGGAAGAGATTGCTGACCGTATTATTGCTGTCTGGGGTAAAGATGAAACCATTAACTTTGATTATATAAAGCAAGCTTTAGTAAATAATGAACACTTCTTAACCTCAATGGCTAATTCTTTGGGTGCTAGAACATCTTTATCTGGCAGTTTTGATAGAGAAATTATGGACTCTATTTTTACTGTTAGTGTTCTTACTAAAGCGCTAAATGATGCAGAACTAAAAGCTGGTCGTAAGTTCCGCCCGCTATCAACCGAAGCTTTGAAAAAGGCAAATCCAAAGTGGTTGACACTTGCTCACTTTGATGCATTCTATCTTCGTTTTCCCGTCAACTCTATGGGTCTTCCAAATAATAGAACTGTCAATCCTGCGGTAGTGTTTTTTAGCCACAATGGACTAAGAACTGGAGAAGATTTTCTCAAAGCTAAAAGAGATATGCTTGAGGCAATTGGTGTTTCTTTCGATAAAACAACTGAAACCTATTTTATCAAAGACATTGAGTCAACCCAAAAGTTTATGAATGAATTTGGCGATAGTCTTTATTTCAAGAACAAGGGTCTAAAAGATGCAGACATTGCGGAAGCAATGGTTGATACAATGCTTTATGATATGCGCTATACGTTCCACGGAAGTGGCAATAAGTTCAACGAAAAGTTGATGACCCTTGTAAAAGATAGATATGAAGAGTTAGTCAAATTAGAAAAACAATCTAATAGAAAAATTCCTGGCAAATGGGAAAAGGCTGTAGCTAATCTACCATTTGAGGAATTTGAAAAGGCTACTGCTGGCTTTCAACCAAGAGGTAGAATCAATACCGCAATTGAATTTATAGGTGATGAGTTTCAAGAAAAAGAAACATTCCTAACCCTATTGTCTAAATTTGGCGAAAAGTCTATGGAGTTTATGGACCGTCAGGTTACCGGTATCTTCCGCCAACCAGCATTATCTATTACATATAGCAGGCTTCGTACTGGATATGCAAATCTTGAAAAGGAATTTGTAGACCAGCTTGTCGCTATTGAGGTTAAAAATGCTAAGGATGCTGCTAAAGGACAATGGAAAGTAGACGAAGACGCCGTTGCTCGTAATGCTGAAGCTAATGCAAAGAAGATTGCCCAGAAAAGATTTACTGAAATTGCTCTAAATGAAGCAGTTGAATCTATTCTCAAGTATGTAGATAACCCAAATGTTCGTAGCAACTTTACTCTATCGGTCCGAAACGTAGCCCGATTCTATAGAGCAACAGAAGATTTCTGGCGTCGCTATTACCGCCTTATGCGAGAGAAGCCACTACAGGTTATCTACCGTATGCGGCTAGCACATCAGGGGTTAGAGGCTAGAGGTGATATCTACACCGATGAGTTTGGTGAAGACTATCTGGTTATTCCCACAGATAGTATTATCAACGCAGCAGTAGAACCAGTTGTTAGACAACTAACTGGAAGTGACTTTGTTGTTCCGCAGTTCAATGATTTTACTCTCAAGCTTCGTATGGTCAACCCATCATTCTCGCCTGATGCTGGTGCTCCCGTCCTTAGCGGTCCTATTTCTGGCGCATTGTTAGTTCAGTTACGTAGTCTTTTAGGAAAACTTCCTGGTCAAGCTGGTATCTATGGAACCAAGGCCGGTGAGTTTATTGACAACTGGGCACTGGGAGATTTTGGCGACAATATGGATTTACCCAAAGCCCTTATTCCACTACAGCTTCAGAACATCTGGAAGATGATTCCAACCAAGGAACTCTCTCGACAGGAAGCGTCTGCACAGTATCAATCAATTGCTTATGTCCAGGCATTTGGAGACAAGAACTCAAGGCTTCCAGAGAATGCAACACCAGAGCAGTTTCAGCAATTCTTGAGGTCTCATAGAATTGCAGTACATAACCTGCAATTTATTAGGGGTCTGTTTGGAATGTTTTCTCCAGTAACTCTTACCCCACGTGAGAGCAAGGGTGTTCCAGATTATTATAAAAATAATGGCCTGGTAACCCTGCGTCAGGAATTCTTTGACATACTCAATACAATAAACAAAGAAACATTTGGTACTGTATATGACCCATTCGAAGTAGCCCTTGCTATTTTCAATGGCAAGAATCCCGGCAAGACCGTATACACAATCAGTAGAAATGAACGCAAGGTTCAGTTTATTATTCAAAAGACCAATGAGGTGGTTGATTGGGCAATTGAGAATAAATCTTTTAGAGAAAAATACGGCGATGCAGCTTGGATATTTGCTCCGCAAATTGGTGAATACACACCAGATTCATTTAGTTATCTAGAAAGTCTTGATATTGTAGAAAAGCCTAGCTCAACAACTGTAGAAAAATACCTAGAAAAAATGCAAACATCGGTTGTAAAACAAAGGTATTTTGATATTGAGCGCAGGGAACGAGAAGCCCTATCAAAGAACTTTGTTATCTCTGACCGCAGAAGGATTATCTACGAGGCAACACGGGAAAGACAAGCGCTGCTTAATGCTTACCCTTTGCTCAAGGTTCAGCTTACTGAACAGGGTATAAGTGTTGCAGAAGAAGAACTGCTTCTTGAAAATGTTCAGGCAGCGTTGGTAGATAGAAGCACACCTATATCAGATATTCAAAGAAAAAAGGTATCCATTGCAGTAAAGCTGGTAAGAGATTTTATTTCTTTTGCTAATGATGAAGCTGCCAAAAGAGATACCAGTAATTTTGTCGAAGCTAAAAGAATGAGGAGAGAACAGATTGAATCTGTTATACAAGAAATGATGTTCTCTGATAACCAGATAAAGGAACTAAACCGAAAACTTTTGGGTCCAATACTTTCATTCTATTCCCGCGATGTATACCGAACAATTGGAGGTAGGTAGTGGCTACTCAACGTAAATCTCCAAAAGCGGTAGAAGAAGCAGATGTTCTTGTCAAGGGAAATGCTGGACGCGCCCTAACGCGAGAAGAGCAAACTATCTTTGACCTAAATCAAGAAACAGCTGAAAACAATCTTTCTCTTACTGTTGATAACAATGCCTGGCAAATAAGGGGTATTGGTGGAGAATACATTGCTCTTGTAGACAATGACGGAAACTATGAAATAAATACTGTAGAGAAAATAGTTTCGGCGTATATCAATGAAGCAAAACTATTTGGCGGTATTGAGGCTCTACGTAAAAAACTCTTTGATGGTAAGTACATCTCAGAGGGTGATTACAAAACCAAGAGCGATGTAGCTCTAAGGGTTGGTCTAGCTCAATTAGGTAGAGAGTTGGCTGTAGAAATGTTTACAGCCAAGGAGTATGGTGTTGGATTTACTACTCCACTAAATGATTTTATAAAGTCAAGAAGTCTTTTGGGTGATGACGCTCCATCTGCTACTAGGGTGAAGACAACCAGAATTCAGGCAGACCAAGATATCAATAAGTTCTTTATGGAGATGGTTGGTTTTGCGCCAACTAAAGCACAGCGTAAAGAATATTATGATTTACTGGAAGAAGCCGAAAAGAAAGCAGCCCGTAAAACTACCCGCGCTGGTGATACTGCAGTACTTGTAGATACTCTTTTAGATGATGAAGATATCTTTGAGATAAAGGCACAGGTGCTTAGACCCTCCCTCAAGGGCACACCACTAGAGCAAGTTGTTGCTGGTGGCGGAAAGCTAGCCCAGCAGGTAACAGAACTAAAGGAGTATGCCTCTGCATACGGCATCAACCTCTCTACAGAGGCAGCCTTTGGTCAGGTAAGACAGCAACTCAAGCGCGGTGCGCTTAAGGATTTGAGCCAGCAGCAGTCACAGATTCGCGAAATGTCTAAGGCTTTCTACCCCAATCTATCCGACCTGATTGATAAGGGTGTATCTGTTCAGGATATTGCCAATCCGTTTATTCAGCAAAAGGCACAGACCCTTGAACTACCCGCAGCATCTATCAGTGTTTTTGATAAGGATATTCAAAATGCTCTTACCAATACCGATGCAGATGGCGTAAGCAAGGGACCCGGTGTTATGTCAACCAGTCGTTCAGAACTAATGTTTAGGTCGGATGCACGATTTATGAACTCTAAGACTGCCATAGATGAAGCCTATTCATACGTCGCAGCACTTGGTAAACTATTCGGGAAGATGGCGTAATGGCGAGAAGAAAACCTAGACCTGGCAATATCCAGTCTATTGTTGAGTCAGCTAGACCGGCAGAACTAGAGGGCATTGAAAATGCTAATCCTGTGCAAAACCGTCAGTCTTTGCAACAAAAGGTTGAATCGCAGGCTGCTGCAATCCAGTCTGAAATTGCTGCGTTAGAGCAAGAGAAAGCAACGGTTGAAGCCGAAACCCCAGTAGAGATTGCTAAGATACAAGAAGAAATAGGTTTTCAAGAAAACGTTGTTTCAAATATTCAAAACCTTGCTACTGGTAATGTTGGTACAATTGCTGGTACTGAACCAGCATTAGATATTGACCAAAGTAATGCCCTATCTATTGTTAGGGGCTATCTAAAGATGTGGGGCTTGGACAGCCTTACTGGTGTAGTAGAGGGCTGGATAAAGGGTAAGGTTAGCGAAGATGCCGCCCTAATGAATCTTCGCCAGCAGCCAGCATATAAAACCAGATTCTCTGGTCTTGCACTTCGAGAGAAGAATAATCTTCCACCTATTGATGAGGCTACCTACCTTGCCCTTGAAGATGATTACGATGCCTGGGCTAGATACTACGGCGTAGAGGGTGCCTTTGGCACCACCAGAGAACAGCGTGAAGCAAGCTTTGCTAACCTTATTGGCAAGAATGTCAATGCGACTACATTTAAAGATTATGTAGACACAGTAGTTACCCGTGTCAATAGGGCTGACCCGAGCATCAAGCAAACCCTAAATACCTTTTATGGTATTACAGATACAGACCTAAAAAACTATTACATCAATCCATCTGAGAATGTCAAGGCTTTGCAGGATAAAGTAACTGCTGCTGAGATTGGTGCTGCAGGCATTGCACAAGCTCTCAACGTATCCCGTGCTAGGGCAGAGGACCTTGCTCGTTTTGGGATTGATAGGGAACGTGCCATCCAGGGCTATGAAAGAGTTGCTGGTGCTCTGCCAGAGGGTCAGAAACTATCTGATATCTACCGCGAAGAAGGTATTCGCTATACACAGGAGATGGCAGAAGAAGAAGAGTTCAAAGGTATGGAGTCTGCTGCTAGAGCACGTAGACGACTATCCGGCTTAGCAGAAGCTTCCTTTGGTGGAAGCGGTGGTTTGACACAGGGCGCCCTTGGTGGGCGCGGAACCGCCGGACAAATCTAGATTCCTGACACGGACCCACCGGCCCCGTGCAGTGTATGAGACCGGTAGTAAGAGCCAGCCTACCTACCCCTGGGTAAAGCTGTGGCTTACGACTAACTACAAATAGAAAGGGTGGTTGCTATGAGCAACAACTACTGGGACGACGAAGACGACCTAGATAACGAAACAAATCTGACCGGCGATGACTTAGTAAAGAAGCTTCGTAAGGCAAAGCGGGCAGATGAAAAGCGAATCAAGGAACTTACAGAGCAGCTAGAAACGCTCTCTAAGTCCCAAAGAGAACGTCTCGTAAAGGAAGTCCTAGAAACTAAGGGTGTAAATCCTAAAGCTGCACGACTCATCTTGAAGGATTTGGATGATGTTAACGAGGAGTCAGTATCTACTTGGCTCGATGATAACTCAGACTTATTTGGATTGAAGAAGGAAGAGCAGCAAGCGGAACAACAGAACATCAACCTGGCAGCACTACGTCAGCAGGACATAGTTACCCAGGGTGCTCTGTCACCCAACCGCGCTGAAGATTTAGAGACAAAGCTCAATAATGCCCAATCGGCAGATGAGATTCTGGCTCTACTTCGCAGCGAGGAATAATTTCCCATCCGTTCATAGTCACTTGGAGGTGACGAATAAATGCCTAACGCATATACCAACACCGGTTCTGCCTCTCTCGGCGGTACCGTTGGTGCGGCAGGTCTAGTTCAGAAGGCGTATGACCGCCTTCTCGAGTTCGCTCTCCGTTCAGAACCACTCATCCGTTCTGTAGCAGATAAGCGTCCTGCCCGTCAAGCAATTCCAGGTTCTACAGTTGTACTCCAGCTGTACCAGGACCTAGCACAAAAGACCAGCACCCTCTCTGAGGATGTTGACCCAGATGCGGTTGCAATCAGCACACCGACGTCGGTTACCATTACCCTCAACGAGTACGGCAATGCTGTTCTTGTAACCCGAGCTCTTGAGCTCTTCTCGCTCGCTGATGTAGACCCAGCTATCGCAAACATCATTGCGTTCAATATGGCTGATTCTATCGACAGCGTTGCAATGACCACTCTTGCAAGTGGTACACAAGTTATCCGTGGTGGAGGCGTAACTTCAACCGCAGCAGTTTCTGCTGCTGGAACCATCACTTCAGCACAACTCCGCAAGGCAGTTGCCAAGCTTCGTTCGAACAAGGCAACCTACCGTAAGGGTTCAATGTACTGGTGCGGTATTCACCCAGAGGTTTCGCACGACCTTCGTGCAGAGACCGGTGCTGGTGGATGGCGTACGCCTCACGAGTATCAGTCCAATGAGGAAATCTGGGCTGGCGAAATTGGTAACTACGAAGGCTTGTTCTTCGTTGAGTCACCACGTTTGTTCAATGACAAGGTTGGTGCTGACCAGACAGCTCTTGCTACAACCGCTGTAACCGTTGCTGGTACTTCCGGTGGCTTCACCCTTGGTGTTGCTTCATCCGCTGTTATCGCAACTCGTGCAGAGGTTGGCGACAAGATTGCTGGTACTGGAATTGCTGCAACTGCAAAGATTACTGCAATCAGCACTTCAGGCAACACCACAACCTTTACCGTTGATGTAGCACATACTGCTGCTGTCACGGTGACAACCGTTGTTACGGTTACTCCAGTAACCCGTGTCTTCGACACGATTATCTGCGGACAACAGGCAATGGCAGAAGCCGTTGCTGAGGAACCGCATACAGTTATCGGTCCTGTAGTTGACAAGTTGATGCGTCACCGCCCAAT